CGAGGCCGGGAACGTCGATGTCGTGACCGGTCCGTGGAACAGAGATTTCATCGAGGAGCTTCGACATTTCCCGAGAGGCGTGTATAAGGATCAGGCGGACGCTGCGAGCTCGGGCTTCAATGCCGTCGCTCCGAAGCGGCAGAGAAAGACCGGTCTTTTCGTGATCGGGGATCATGTGGGCAATAAAGCGAGGCCGGTCTGATGGCAAAAGCACCAACGAAGGCAACGGCGACGCGCGAGCTCGGAGCGGCCGGGAACTATGGGCGGGACGATCAGCTCCGCCCGGACGAGTTCCTGCCAAAGCTCCGAGGGCTAAACGCGACCCGGACATTCCGCGAGATGAAGGACAACGACCCGATCATCGGGGCGATCCTTATGGCGTTCGAGATGCTCCTCCGCGCGGCAGAGTTCCGCGTCGATGCGGCGAACGACAGCCCGGAGGCCGAGGAGGCCAAGACCTTCGTCGAGCAATGCTTCGAGGACATGGAGGGCACGACGGACGACTTCCTCGCCGAGGTTCTGACGTTCCTGCCCTTCGGCTTCTCGGTCTTCGAGGTGGTCTATAAGATCCGGTCCGGCCGCAACACCGAGGATCCGGCGCGATACTCGCAGTTCAACGACGGCCGCTATGGGATCCGCAAGCTCGCGCCTCGTGCCCAGTGGACGATCGACCGGTTCTTGACCGACGAGAACGGCACGATCACCGGCGTTCGGCAGAGCGCGCTCTCGCTCAAGCTCGGCTCGGTGGACATCCCGGCGTCGAAGATGCTGCACTTCCGCACCTCGACCGTGAACAATGATCCCAGCGGCCGCTCGCTTCTCCGCAACGCCTTCACCTCCTACCACTACGCCTCGCACATCCAGATGATCGAGGCGATCGCCGTCGAGCGGGAGATGAACGGCATCCCGATCGGCAAGATCCCGTCGGAATACCTCGGCGAGGCGGCGACCTCAGCGCAGCAGGGCTTCACCAACGCCTTCAAGAAGATCCTCCGCGACGTCAAGTTCAACGACCAAGGCTTCGTGCTCATCCCGTCCGACGTTTACGAGAACGACGACGGGACCAAGACCTCGATCCCGATGGTCGAGTTCGACCTAATCAGCGCCAAGGGAACGCGCTCGATCCCGACCGGCGAGGTCATCCTCCGGCATCAAGAGAACATCGCCCGATCGGTCCTCGCCGACTTCCTTATGCTCGGCAGCGGCAAGACCGGATCCTTCGCACTTTCCAAGAGCAAAACGGACCTATTCCTGACGGCCGCAAGCGGTTTCACCGAGGCGATCGCCGCCGTTCTGAACCGGCAGCTCTTGCCTCGTCTCTGGGAGATCAACGGCTTCGACCCGGATCTTATGCCCAAGGTCGGTTTTGGCGAGATCGCGCCGGTGGATCTCGCCGAGCTCGGCGCGTTCGTGCGCGACATCGCTGGCGCAGGGATGCAGATCTTCCCGGACGACGACACCGAGAACACGCTCCGGCGCGCCGCAGGCTTCCCGGAAAAGAGCATGGACCCGGATCTTCTCGGGTCAACAACCCAACCACTTGACGAGGGAGTTCCCGAATGAGGTTTCAAGTCTACCCGCGCGGCATCTGGATAACGCTCGAGGATTTCGACGTGCAGGCGATCGAGACCTCGATGTCCGGCGCGACCATGATCGTGCACGCGGCTGGCTTGCAGTTCCCGGTGATGAACGGCGTCGAGTTCATCGAGACCGACGCCTTCGCGCGTGACTTCGTCGAGATGAGCCCGCAGCGGTGGATCCGCGTCTCGGCGATCAAGTCGATGCAGCGCTTCGGCGACGATTACATCCGGGTCGTGCTCGAGGACGTGCGGCAGTTCTTCGATCTGTTCCCCGGCGATGCTTCGCTCAAGCAGGTCTACAACGCCTTCCGGGCCAAGCTCCCGGAGGCTCCCTCGTTCCTCTCGCTGGACGTCGCCGCATGAACGCCGCGATCCGCAAGATGACCGCCTCGGACGCGGTGGCCGTCTTCTTGCGGGCAGCGGAGAAGATGGAGCCTCGCATCGCTCGCGCGTTCCTCGCCGCGATCGAGGCGATCCGGACGCGGATCCCGGCCGAGCAGCTTGCCCGGATGATCGAGCGGCGCGACTTCGTTTCGCTCGAGAATGCCTTCTCTGCGTTCTTCACTACGGATGAGTGGGCGCAATATCGCGGGGCGATCGAGCAGGCCGTCCTCGAGGGCGTGCGCGCGACGAGCGACACGCAAGGGATCATCAACGGCGCTCAGGAGGACTTCCGCATTGCGGTGGGGCTCAACCCGCGCCTCGAGCAGTTCGCTTTGACGCTGACCTCAACGCGCGTCCGCGAGATCGACCAGAGCATCCGCGACACGCTCCGCCAAGTCTTGCAGCGCGGGCTCACGGCCGGGGACGATCCGTTTGCAATTGCCCGGCAGATCCGGACCTCGGTCGGGCTGACCCGGCGGCAGGAGGCGGCGGTCTCGAATTACGAGCGGATGCTGCGCGCCCTCGATCCCGAGGCGCTCGAGCGCAAGCTGCGCGACCGGCGCAGCGACGGATCCGTCGAGCGGGCGATCCGCAACGACAAGGCGCTCACCGAGGCGCAGATCCGGTCGCTGGTCGATCGGTATCGCGACCGTTATGTGAAATACCGGGCGAACGTCATCGGCAGGACCGAGAGCATCCGGGCGGTGCAAGGCGCGCAGTGGGAGCTCTTTCAGGATATGATTAACCGAGGCCAGATCGACGCGCGGCAGGTCCGCCGGACGTGGATCAACACGGGAGACGATCATGTCCGGAACTCGCACGTCGAGATCCCGCTTATGAACCCGCGCGGCGTTGGGCAAAACGAGAGCTTCACAAGCCCGCTCGGTCCGATCCTCTATCCCGGCGATCCGAGCGCCACAGCCGAGAACACGATCCAGTGTCGCTGCGCCGTCTTTTCGCGTATCATCGACCGAGGATTGCTCCCGGCTTCTCTGGGCGCACAGATCCCGCAAGGCAACACGAGGCAGGGTCGATGACGGAAGTCGGTTACACCAAGACAATCAAGCCGGTGCGCGATTGGAACGAGCGCCTCTGGCGGCTCATGTTCACGCAACAGCTCGAGATCACGCGCGGGCGCGTCGACGGATCCTATCCCGTCGTCATCGACGGGCACCTCACGACCAGCGGATCCGCGACCGACGTCCTAATCCTCGAAGGCTCGACGATCAAGGACCCCTCGGTCGCGCCGTCCACCGGCTTGCAGATGTCGATCGTCTCGACCAGCGCGCAGGACGGACCGGGCGGGACGGGCGTCCGCTCGATCATCGTGCACTATCTCGACGCGGATCTCGTGCAGCACACCGAGACCGTGACGCTCAACGGGACGACGCCGGTCCTCACGGTCGCGACCAACATCCGGTGGGTCGGCGAGATCCACCTCCTCACCTACGGGACCGACAAGGCATTCGCCGGTGACCTCACGGTTACGAACGCGGGCACGCGCTACAAGTTCATCTTGGCCGGATCTCGGACGACGCGCAGCTCCGCTTATCGTGTCCCCGCAGGCAAGCGGCTGATCGTGCACACGCTTTACGCGGGCGCGACCTCCGGCACCTCGGCCGCGAAGGTCACAGTCGACTTCGTCGCCTCCCGGATCAACGACACCAGCTTCGCAGATGTCGGGCTGCTCGTGACGCAGGGGACGATCGCGCTGCAAGACAGCTCGGTCGTGCTCGCGGACGGCGCGCTTTACGCGATCCCGGCGGGCGAGATCATCGCGCTCCGGGCCACGACGGACAAAAGCGCGACAATCACCGGCGGCTTTTACGGATGGATCGAAGATGCAGACTAGGTGGGTGATATGAACAGCGACGACAACATCTCGAAGGTCTCCGCCGATACGCTGCGCGCAAAGGTCGAGGAGCACAACGCCGAGCACGGCGACAAGGGGCGCGTAACCGTCGACATGCTCCGGCAGGTCTACGACCGAGGCGTCGGCGCATATCGCACGAACCCGCAGAGCGTGCGTCCGGGCGTCTCCTCGCCCGAGCAGTGGGCGATGGCGCGGGTCAACAACTTCCTGCGCGCGATCCGGAACGGCCGGTTCAGATCCGGCAAGCACGACACCGATCTTCTCCCGGAGAAGCACCCGATGTCGACGAGGGGCGTCGAGAAGGCAGACTACCAAGGGCGCAAGGTGACGCTTGACAAGCCCTTCCGCCTCCCGGCCGGGTCGAGCAAAAAGTTCGGCGTCTACGTCAAGGACGGAGACCGCACAAAGAAAGTGACCTTCGGCGATCCGAATATGGAGATCCGCCGCGACGATCCCCAAGCCCGCGCCAACTTCCGCTCGCGGCACTCTTGCGACACGGCGACCGATAAGACCTCGGCGCGTTATTGGTCTTGCCGGATGTGGGAAAGCGGAACCTCAGTATCGGAGATGACCAAGATGGAGAACATCGGAAAGCGGCAGATCTCGGACGACGTCTTCACGACCTTTATCGAGGCTGTGCAGCGCGGCCACCAGATGGGGCTCGGGATGACGGCGCACATGACCCAAGGCCCGGACGGCCAGGTCTATTACATGCCCGGAGCGAGCCACGATGATTATCTCGACTTCGTGTCCGAGGCTGGGATGATCGGTCCAGAAGGCGAGGAGATCGAGAACCCGGCCGAGGAGCTGATCGAGAGCGTGATCGAGGCCGCGATCGGCGCGATCCTCGAGGCCACGATGGAGAAGCGCGCGTCGAAGATCATCAAGCTCGACGACGAGGCGCGGAT